GATTTCGATCAAGGACAAAAAGCGCCGCCGTTGGGAGACGCTCGTAGGCTACTCATTGGAACAATTGATCGACCATCTGGAGCGGCAATTCACTCGCGGGATGCGTTGGGAAAACCATGGCAGGGGAGATGGATGTTGGCATATCGACCATATCGTCCCCCGAGCGGCCTTTAGATATGAAACTGCCGACGACCCAGATTTCAAGGCCTGTTGGGCGCTTACGAACTTGCGCCCTCTATGGCAGAAGGAAAATATCAGTAAACACGCAAGCCGCGAGTTCCTTCTATGAAGGTGTTTCGTCGTGAGCGCGTCTTTCGATGTCCAGAAGGCGCTCTACAAGGCGCTTGTAGACGGCGGCGTGTGTGGCGGCCGCATCTATGATCAAGCGCCGGAAGACGCTCTGTTTCCATACTACGAACTGGCTGAACCGACCGTAACCAATGACTGGAAGTCAGGAACACGCGGAACCGAGTTTCGATACTTCGGACAGATATGGTCGGAATATGCGGGCAACAAGGAATGCCTGGATAACTATCATCTGATCGTTACTGCCGCAGACGGCCTGATGCTTGCCTGCGATACAGGCGAACTTCATGCCTATGTCGAGGGCGGGCCTATCCAAAGACAGCCGGACGGCGTTCGGCGACGAATGATTGTCATCATCACTCTCTCCCATCAGGAATAGGAGACCTTAAATGGCCCAGCAAATCGGCCGCTCACTGCTTATTAAAATGGGCAACGGTGCGGTCTCTGAGACGTTCACGACTGTTTGCGGTTTTGATGCGCGGTCCTTTACGCTCAACAATAACTTTGTCGATACGACGGTGCCGGACTGCAATACCCCAAGCGGCATCGTTTACGAGTCCGGCGTCCCCGGCGTGCAATCGCTGGTATTTTCCGGGTCCGGCAAATTCGACAATGATACTGTCGGTCTCCAACTTGCCAATGCAGCCCGGCAGCAAAGCGCAAACAGCGGATATGCCGGCCTCAACTATCAGGTGATTGTGCCGGGCTGGGGAACCTTCCAGGGCGTTTTCATCATCGAATCGTTCAGTCTGTCCGGCGCCAAGGAAGGCAACATGGATTTCGAAGCGACGTTCCGCTCCAGCGGCTCGCTCGCATTCACGGCTTCCTGATGCACACAAACCCAGTAACCGGCGAAGTAACATTTGAAATCAACGGCAAAGAATATCGGCTCCACGCAACAATGAAGCGGACAGCCGAACTCAATGCAAGGCTGGCGGTACCCGGTCTGTCGATGGTTTCGATGATGATTGAGTGCATGGACGCGCGGGCGATTTATTATGGTCTGACGTGTCTCTGCACATCGCCCAATGTCGCAGACTTCGACACGATGCTGCTGGCGCCTCATATGACGGCGGCAAAGCAGGCGATCAGTGCTGCGCTTGTGGCTGGGTTGCCGGATGCGCCGCCCGATGGTGAACGCCCAAACGTGCCAGCGACCACGGCGATAAACTAGGCCAGTTACCGTGGTCGGAACTACGGGGCATCGCACTCGGCGCCCTGCAATGGTCTCCTGAACAATTCCACAACGCTACATTCCGCGACATTCATCAAGGCTGGGAGGTTTACCGCAAGGTGAACGGCCTTGTCCCGGCTCACCCCGAGGGTGGGATGACACGCGAAAGACTTGACGAACTGAAGAGGCAATATCCAGATGGCGGACCTCGAAAAGCTGACGGTCCTGCTGGAGGCGCAGACCAAGCAGTTTGATAGCGCCATGAAGCGCGTCCAGCGCCTCACTGGAGAGACGGCCGATAAAGCTACGCGGTCGCTGTCCAGGCTTGATAAGGCGCTTGCTCGCACCAATTCAGCCACGTCCAGCTTCATGAAGAATTTCGCGCTTGGTGCGATTGGTGGGCTGGGTTTCGAGCGGTTGGCCTCGTCAATAAACGAAGCCGTAGAACAGATGGCCGAACTCGCGGATGAAGCCAAGCGGGCGGGCACTTCAGCAGAGGATTTGCAAGCCATAGGCTTCGCTGCAATGCAGGCCGGGTCATCGACCGAAGAGATGGTCGATCTTATGAAGAAATTTAACGTGCTTGTGGGTGAGGCAAGTACGAAATCCAATGACCTTGCAAAGCTGTTTGAGGCGAATGGCATAGCGCTACGCAATCAGGACGGGACTCTACGTAGTACGAAAGACCTATTTTATGAGATGTCAAATCTCATAGCAAATGCAGCCAATCATCAGGAAGCGGCCAAGATTGCGGCAATAGGATTTGGGAAGGCGGCTGGCGATGCGCTCCCGTTTCTTCAGCAAGGCGCCGAGGCAATAAAGCAGGGTGAACAGGCAGCCCGCGATGTTGGCGCTGTCATCTCGAATGAGTTGATCGCCAAAGCCGACGAATTTGACGACCGCTGGGCCGCCAAATGGGCGGCGTTCAGCGGGAACGCTAAGAGCGCCCTGGTCGAAACTTTGACGGCAATTGAATCATGGAACGACGCCGCGGTTAAAGCCGTTTCTGGGTTCTTCGGAACGACGCCAGCAAATATGTTCCCGACAGGTGCGAGCGGCAACGTCAGTCAATTCGATTTAATGATGCAGGGGGCAAAGAGGCCGGCAGGACAGGCGACTGTCATGCCACAGCTTGGCGGCGGCAGCAGCGGGACACCCAAGAAGGCCGCTGAAGAAATTATAGATCTTACCAATGCCGGGGCGGATTACATCGCCGTTGCACAGAAAATGTCTGAACAGGTGATGGCTGTTGAAGATGCTTTTGTCGGCTTCTTCACGGCGCTGGCGAACGGCACCAAACCAATAGATGCGCTCCGCAGCGCGCTTAGCCAATTGGGCGGGTCGCTTTTAAAGTTAGGGCTCACCAAGGGCTTTGAGATACTTGTCGGCGCGCTTGCCGGCGGTGGCGGGTTTACGAATAGCGGACTCGGAAGCTCGATCCAAATGGGCGGGCTTTACGCAGCCGGTGGGGCCATCAAGGGGAACACCGCCAATATCGTCGGTGAAAATGGCCCTGAACTCTTTGTGCCCGGCTCCAGCGGGTATGTGGTGCCGAACAATCGCCTCGGCGGTTCCGGTGGTGGCACGACCGTCAATGTCGTCAATCAGGGCAGCATTGAATCGACGCAGCGGCGTTCAACTAGCGGGGGCCGTGAGATAGTAGAGATAGTTAACCGCGTTGTCGAAGGCCGTTTCCCGGACCTGCTCAACCGCAATGCGCCATTGATCGGCGGTCGTCCTATCGCCAAGAGGACGGTCTGATATGCCCGCGTGGCCCGGCGATCTACCACGACAGCCCATGGACGGCAGCTATAGCTATGCCCCTGTTGATAATGTCGTCAGGACAGAGAATGACGTAGGCCCGCCCATTATGCGGCGGCGCTTTACTGGCTCTACGCGGGTTGAAAGCGGAACTCTTGCGCTCAGCGATGCCCAAGCTCGTTCGCTTATGGATTTTTGGGACATCACCCTCGCGCAAGGCTCCTTGCAGTTCTCGATGGCTTCGTGGCGCGATGGCGTTGTGCGCGATCATTCATTCATAGGCCCGCCGCAGATCAGCCGAACGGCCAATACTTACTTCGCCTCTGTAACGCTTCGCCACGACGTATAGCCCATGCCGCTTTCTCAAGAGCAGGTGAGCGCTGCACTGGAACGCGAAAGCGACGATCCATGGATTGCGCTACTCGAATTGCAGCATGACGGCATGAACGGGGGTAGCCCCGTCCGGCTCGCCCGCAATCCGACTGAGGACATTGTTTCAAACGGAAATACCTATTCAAAGTCGTGGTTTGAGCTGGAACTTCCAAGCGACGATGAAACCCCAGCATCGTGCCAGATCAGTATCAACAATGTTGATGGCGAGATTGGCCGTGTTCTCGAAACCCTAACCGGCCCGATTGAAGTCACCATCCGAGTGGTTCTTGCCAGCGATCCCGACACTTACGGGCGGGAATTCCTGAACTTCAAACTGCGCAACACGCAATGGGATGCGCTAATTGCGTCCGGTGAATTAAGCCAGGCAACGATAACGAACAATAGATGGCCGAAGTATCAGGTAACGCCAAAATACTTCCGGCATCTCTTTGCCTGAGATGGGTAGATGATTATGTCGGCATTCCGCACCTTGAAGGCGGTTTAGCGCCGCCCGCGTGGGATTGCTACGGGTGCCTTCGGTATGTGCTGGCGCTTCACGCCGCAATCCTATTGCCGGCGGACCCGACACAGCTTGACCGAAGCAAGTGGAAGAAAGTCGAGGGCGCGCCGCAGACCTTTGACATAGCCGAGATGAGGGCGAGATCGGAGCATGTCGGGATGTTCGTTTCGCCTGAGCGCATTCTTCATTGCGAGGAAGCGACGGGGACTGTCTGCGTTCCGCTTGCCCGCTTGCGCTGGCCGGTACGTTCCGTCTGGCGGCATGAGTCTTTGATATGAATCGGCTTGTCCCGGTTCGCGTCAACACCCGTTTCATCGGGTTTGACGGCTTGGAAGATCATAATTTCCAAGAGGGCATGTCCCTTGAGGAAATGGCAAGGGCTGTCCCGAGCCTGCCTGAAATGTTCTGGGCTGGCGATGGCGTCATTCGCATGGACGGGCAGACCATGCCCCGCGAATGGTGGCGCTATATCCGCCCGAAGGTGAGCGACGAAGGCAAGCAGCTTTCGGTCATCACCTTTCATGTCGTGCCGCGTGGCTCCGGCAGGACGGCTGGCATTCTGACGACGATTGCCGGTGTCGCGCTGATCGCCGCGGGTGTATATTTCCAGCAAGGCTGGCTAATCAATATCGGCATTGGCGTCACGCTATCCGGCGTCGGCATGTTGCTCGCGCCGCCGCCGCCGCAGCAGAAGCAGGGCGAAGAGGCAAGGGCGATACAAGCCGGGATTTCCGGAAATCCGCCAGCGCCTTTCGAGTGGCTGACGCGCGTGCTTGGGCGGATGGTCTATTCGCCACCATATCTGATCCGGCCATATACGATCTATTCGCGCAATTCGATCACGGTTGGCGGCGCGGTTGGGCTGGTTGGGCGCCATGCCGTAACCGGCGTTCGCATCAACGGCGCGCTTGCCGACTCCATGTCGAATCTCACCTATCAAGTGAAGACAGGGGCATCGGGTGATACTGCGCTCACGGTCGGAAGCAAATGGATCTGGGAAGAATCGCCGCGCATCCGGCTTTCTAACTTCGATCTCAAGACGGATTCGAGCCAGCGCGATAATCTTTACGATCAGACCACGCCTGCCAATTCCTATCCACAATACCAAACCTTCCTCACGCGCTCCGGTGAATATGCCGATAAAGTCGTCATCCGCTTTCTGTTCCCGCAGGGCATGTCGGCAGACACCGATACCAATGTCGCAAGCGCAATCCCCATTCGTGTTGAATTCCGCCGTCGCGGTTCATCGACCTGGATACTTGGGCCTGAGTTCCATTTCTATGATGAGAACAAGGGCAAGGCCGATCTTCGCCAAAACCTGACCTTCCTTTGGGAAGCCGATACCGTTGGCCGTCTGGCTAGTGTCAACAATGACCGCATCGCTTATGTTGCGTATAGGCAGGGCTTTTCGACCGTCATTGCGGATGCTTATTTCTCAAACGGCTCGTCGCGCTATGCCTATCACGTCGGGCGCGATGAAGATGGATACACTGTCTATCTGAACCCGACGACGTTTCCGAAGGATCATTATGAATTCCGGATAAAGCGCGGGCTTGCCTATCGCCAAGGCTTGTTCAGTTCGAGCGCCTATACTTACAACGGCTCGACGCCGGCCCTGTTCTTCGAACATTATGTGTCGTCGGGTGTCGCGAGAGTCCGCGTTTCCGAAGAATTCAAAATTCGGGCCGAAGCCCAGATCGAAGCATTTCAGACATGGAGTAATGAATATCCGCTACAGGACGCGCTTAACGGCGGCGTCCCCCTTACTCTTATCGGCTTCGAGGGCCGGGATATGGAGATCAACTCCGTCTCGGCAACCTTTGAATCGCAAGTGGCAATCTGGAGCGGGGGTAACTGGAACACGGTCACGACTTCGCGTAACCCGGCTGCGCATTATCGCCATGTGCTTCTTGATAGCCTCAATGCAGACCCGCGCGCCGCTGAGATCGTCAACAGTGGAGTTCTTGAAGACTGGTACACTTATTGCGTAACCAAGGGCTATGAGTGCAACGCGCTAGCCTCTGCAAACGAGCCGGATATTCTGGCAATGATTGCATCGGCTGGCTGGGCTGGGATGCGATCCCATGAGAAATGGGAAGTCATACTTGAGCGCGACACGTCTTCTTTCAACGTCACGCAGCTTTTCACGCCGCTCAATTCATCCGGCTACGTCGCATCAAAAGCCTTTGCCGATCTGCCGCATGCGCTAAACGTCGAATATGCCGATGAGGATGATGATAATAACCTCAAGACGCTTATTGTTTACGCGCCGGGTTATGCCGCTTCCAATGCGACAAGATTTGAAACCATCCGCATGGATGGCATCACTGACGCGAACAAGGTTGCGGACCGTGCAATAAATCTGCTGCGCGTTCTCTACTATCGCCAGACCGAACGCAGGATCGATGTCGGTGTCGAGGCGCTGGTTTCGCAGCGCGGCGATATCGTCGGCCTTGGGCACGACCTGAAAGACGAACATATCTGGTTTGGCACGATCAATCGCGTGATCACCAGCGGATCGAATGTGACCGGTGTCGTGCTGAACGGCGAAGCACTTCTATCCTTGGCTTCGCCTCCGTTCGGGGCAGCCATCCGCTATATGAGCGGGCAGATTGTGTTGAAGCCGATCATTGCGTCGGGCGACAGCGATACGCTGATGTTCACGACACCATTTGCCATCCCAGCGAATGACGTGCTGCGCAAGGGTTGTCTGGTCACGGTCGGGGTATTGAATGAGGAAGCTCGGCGCTGCCGGGTTTCCAATATCCGTTATAAGGATGAGTTCACAGCGACGATTTCGCTGGTTGATGAAGCGCCGGAAATATATACTGGCATTCTATCGGCGCGCGGTCTGGCTGAAGGCGAGGCTGCCGTTGATGGGACGGGCAGCAGTACAGCGACCCTGACTGCCGTTGGCGAAGCCGCAGGTCTCAGCGAAGCTCTTGGCGTTGGTGATTATCTTGGATCTTCGCCCGCTGTTGGTGCTGCGTCTGGCATTGGCACGGCGTCTGCGGTTGGCGAGGCTTCTGGCACGGCGTCCGCGGTTGGCAGCGCATCTGGCTCAAGCGTTGCTGAAGCGGTGGGATATGCCGAAGGCATTGCCCAGACGGTTGGCGCTGCGCCTGGTTCTGGTTTCGCCGCCGGGGTCGGCACCACGATTGATACATGGGGCGCGGGAAGTGCGTCGGCAACCGGGACGGCAACCGGAGTTTCAGAAGAATCGGTTCCGTCAACTACATTCGTCTACAAGACTACGCTTACCGATACCACGAACAAAGCATCGGGAGAGACTTATACATTTGCCGGCGCTGACATCGGCACTGCGCACGCCAAGCGCGTCGTTATATTGGGCGTCGTTTCCAGCAACTCAGGGACGACAGTCACAGTCGGCGGAGTTTCTGCAACGCTTGTCGATTCCGCGGGCTCCATGCGGCTGTTCCGTGCCTCCGTGCCGTCTGGCGCGACGGCCGATATTGTGGTCAACCCGGCAGCTACGATTGGGCGCATGGCCGTCTCTTATGGCGTCTTCTATCCGAGCAGCGCAACGCCTCTTGGGGCAGACGGCGGGACGGCGTCAGGCACAGGCAATGTCGCTCATTCGATCAATGCGTCTGTTCAAGAGATCGGCGGCATCATTGTCGCCTATGGTGGGCATCAGGCAAGCCTCGGCACCTTTACATGGACATGGGGTGGTGCCGACGCGATCACCGAACACGTTGACGCGCAAATCGAGTCAGCAAGTAGCTACTCGATGGCCAGCGTCAACCTGACCGAAGACGCAACTAATACTCTGACCATGGCGTACACGGCCAGCGCGACCAAGGCGATGGTCTACGGGACATGGGGCGCGTCGGCTTAATTCAATGACACTGGAGAACAACTGACATGCCGATGGGGCTTGGATTAGGGCTCGGCCTCGGCCGTGGCGGGGCGGGGGGCAGTGCCGCGCTAGCGGCTCTTGCCGGGGCGGATGGCCTCGCCATGTTTGCTTCCGACGACAGCATGGCGATAAATCATGCGGCCACGCCCGCGAATAACTTTCAGGGCACGCCCGGCGCCAAGCTCACGACCGCGCGGGCCAGCACGGCAATGTATTGGGACGCGGATGGCTTATTGAAAAGCGCCGCTACCGGCACGCTGCGGCGCGACTTCGCCCCCCGCCTTTCCTCCACGACCGAACGCTGCGGCTACCTCATCGAGGAAGCGCGGACGAATTTGGCGCTGCAAACCAACGCCTACACGAATGCGGCATGGACAGCGACGAACTTAACAATGACCGAGGACCAAGTTGATGGTCCGCTGGGCGCTGCAACGATGGCACTTGGCACGGAAAGTTCAGCGACGGCTACGCTACGATGCACCAATGCGATCACGGTAGTAAGCAGTTCTGTTTATACTATTTCGGCCTTCTTAAAGCGGGGTAATTCTGATTGGGTGCGCCTTATCGCTGGCGACAGCACCGGCTTTACGAATGCTTGTCGGGGTTGGTTTAACCTCGCCACTGGGGCTGCCGGAACGACAAACACCGCAGGTTCTGGGTGGTCGATTTCCGGGAGCACCATCACCGCTGTCGGTGGCGGAGTTTATCGCTGCACAATCACCATAACCGCTGGCGGCACCAGTCTCTACATCGGCGCGATGACGGCGGGCGGAGATAACAACACTAATCGCGCGGACGTGGGCAGTGGAAACGGTGTCGGCTCTACCTATTACGTTGATTGCCATCAGGTCGAACTCGGCTCCTTCGCCTCCTCTTACATCCCGACCGCTGGCTCTACCGTCACCCGCGCTGCTGATCTCGTAACGCTCGCTGGAACGCTCTTCCCGCTCAATCAGAGCGAGGGGACGCTTTATGCGAAGTGGATGTGCATGGGCTTGTCGTCCGCAAACCAATACGCACTCGGTTTAAATGACGGAACCCTAAATGAATTTATGGGCATTCTCAGAAACTCCAGCCTAAAGGCTAACAGTCTTCTGACGGCCGGGGGCAGTAATCAGTTGGGACCGGGAGGCGTGGGGCTTGTAAGCACTGCTAATGTGAGCAATCTTTCTCAATCAAAATCAGCGTTTGGGTATAAACTAAACGATTGCGCCGTCGCGCAAGCGGGTGAATCCGTCCAGAATGACACCAGTTGTATTATGCCCAGCACCACTACGTTAGTATTGGGAAATTTTCTTTCTGGAACACCAAGACCGCTTAACGGCTGGCTCTTTGAAGCCATGTACGCCCCCACCCGTCTCACAGACGTTCAACTCGCGGCGTTAGCAGCATGATCGACATCGGCATCAAAACAATCGACCGCGCCACGGCGCTCCAGTTCTTCGTCGGCCTGGGTTTGCTGGTCTACGTCCCAGCGTCCAAGAGCGAGCCGGAAGCCCTGTTTTGGGAACCCGGCATCGCTTATGACGACCATCCCATCGCTATCGTGAGGAAGCCTGCGGTATTCGATGAAAAAACGGGCGAGATTGTTTCGGAACCCGAGATCGATCCAGCCTATCATGCGAATATCCGACTGTTTGGCCCGAACGCTGAAGAGCTCGCGGCGCGGATCGAGAAGGGCGGCACGGTGCGCAATTCATTGACCCTTGCCAAGGCATCTGACGAACAGACCGCCAAGACCAAGACAATTGCTAACCGCACGGTGTCAGGCGTGACGATGTTCAGGCTTGGCGCGGATGGCGTGAAGACGCCTGGGAGGGTATGGCTGTAGTCTAATGCACGTCTCTTCGCTTCTCAGGCTTCTTCTCTGGGACTGAGGGCTTTACCTCATCATTGCGGGCGCCCAAGTGCATCAGAGCCAGCAAGAAGAGAGTTACAAATACGCCGG